TGCATTAAGTCCTATCACGGTGTCTAATTCAAAATTATCAAAATAAAAATCTTCTTTAAAATAAGGACTGCGTGTGAATTGTGTGGGTCCTAGAGTATTGTTATATCTGCCAGCACTGGCTATCAATACCTTAGTTGGTGTGTATTCTCCTTTGTCAACTATTTTATTGTACTCATCTGCGGTCAGCAGATGTAGGCTAAGTCCATAGGTATAGCTGGCATATTGATGTAAGACATTTGATATGGGGTTAACAAATTCTTCGGGGTATATCCTCTTAGCTGTTACTCCAACTTCAGGGGTAGTCAATGTTATTCCAGGACGTGCCGATTCTAGAGCTGGCTCTACTTTGTCACTGACATTGGGAACGACACCGCGATCACTACTAGGTCCAGAGTTTGTGTTAAGATTTGCCTCTTGATTAGCAGGCAACGGGCTAGTACCAGATTCTACTACAGCAGGTGAAGTTGAGTTAACTACGTCACGTTCTGCTGAGTCTTGTGTGGTAATTTCTGGAGCAGCAGTGGCCGCTATCTGTGGACTCGCTCCATCTATAACTGCTAGTGCTTCATTAATTCTTGCATTAGCTGTTTGTAATCGCAGCGTTGACGTCTGTACTTGTTGTCTAGCTGAAACGATAACAGGATCATCATTCCAACTTTTAGTCGGATCATCAAATGTTGCGATAAATTCGTTGTTCTGTCTTATCTGTTGATTGATAGCTCTTTGGCTACTAATTAAATCAAGTTTGGTTGCTGATTTTTCTTGATCACTAGGTCCACCTAAGCGCACTCCTGTTAATCTAGTATCAGGTACAGCTCTATCAGCCGCATATTCCCCCGATCCAGCAAGAGTCTGTGATGCATCTACTGCTTTATTAGCTAAGGAAGTGACTATGTTTCTTTGTCTTTCTGTAGCCATAGGTTTATAGACCTAACGCGGCGGTTAGATTGTCCTTTTTTGGGACGTAGATAGTAGCGCCAGGTAAGAAATCATACACTGGATCTTGCAGGACATTGGGATTGCGTATGCTAAACACCCACCATAGATTACTGTCACCGTAGAGGTCATAGGCTAATAAATCTGGACGATGTTCGTAGATACCGTCAATGATATACTGCGTATCGCTGGGATCTAAAGGTATAGCTGGTAAATTAGCTACATCTAGGAAGAAAGCGAAAGTTTCAGTATTTGAGTAAGGACTAGTTTTACTGTAATTCACAGCCATTATAGGAATCCTCCAAAGCCTTTCTTCTTATCACCAATCAATTTACCTTGTGAAAAGTCGCTGAGATTGAATCTGTCATGTAGATTCTGTCTGCTGTATACAGGACGCACCGTCACTGATACTGTGCTGGCTGTAGGCACACGTGTAGTTGAAGTGATCGTAGTATATTTCTGTGTCTGTGTGGCACCTTGCTTGTTGCTCCTGAGCAGGCTAGGTGTATTTTCTATTCCGTTATTGTCAAGGAAGCTAACAGCACCATTGGGATTGTCTGGAGCCGAAACGGTAACATCTTCTAAGCTGGTCTGTGTGATAGGCACTTGGACATAGTCTACATCGTTGGACAGTTGATGAGTGAAATTAGTGATCACACAAGGCACGTGTGGGAAATAGTGGCTACCGTAGCCATCTAGGAACAATATAGGAGGTGGATTACCTATGTTAGCGCCTTGTCCAAAGAACATCTTAGTTGATGCCCTTAGGAAATATATAGCCGCCATGAGATATTGCCCTTCTTCTATACTTTGTACGGTAAATTCACCGCTGATAGTTATGTCACTCACATCTGAGTTGTTGTAGAAATGCGCGGAATAATTACTATGTGTAAGCACGGCAGTTGAATAGTTGGCCACATGGCTGACTTGGATACTAGGTGTATATGGCCAAATCACACCGTTGGTTTCTATCAAGGGAGTCATGATAGTGTTGAAATTCACTGAAGGATCTTTATAAAATATGTTAGCACTATCAGCAAGGCTTAATCTAACACGCCAATCGTCTTCCCCTGCAGCACTAGCACCCTGTCCTGGCGATCCGCTGCCGAAACCAAAATTTGGCATTACCTTGCCTAGGCCACCGATACCACCTAGTCCAGGGAATCCTGCTTTAGCACGTCGAGCGTTCGCAGGGTTAAGTAGATCAAATACAGTACCCGAACCTCTCTGTACACTAGACGTCTGTGAGAAGTTTGTGACTGTTCTTGCTATCTGCGAAAAATTTGGTAAGGCCATATCGTAAATACCTCTTGCTTTTATGTATTTATAGGCAATATAATAGTAGTATATTAAAAGGAACTCTTAACAATGAGAAAGGTAAATTATTTAAACAATAAAGACATACTTAAAGAAATCGCTAAAAGTAAGTTAACTTATTGTAGTTTTGTTGATGATTCAGTTAAAAGTTATGACATGATCGTCACAGGGGTTGACAAGATTACCAAGAAAAATATACAAGAAGCACGTAAGATGCGTGCAGAACGCCTAGCTAAAGAACTACAAGAAGCTGATTTACTCAATGGTGTTAAGAAAAAGCTAGACGAATATCTGACTCCTGTCAAGGATATTCCACAGACAGACGTGGTTTTCCGTGTGATGACCTGGGAACACATACCAATCGACGAAGCCAAACAGAAAAAAGCCGATGCTAAAGCTCAGGAAGAGTATGATGCTGACGAGGACAACTTTGAAACTGAGTATGATGAACCTGTGGTAGTTAAAGGTGCTACCAAATATACCAAGGTCAATTTTCCTCCGTTTCAACACTACAAGGTAGACGCAGAGGGTGTGCCTATTTGTGTAGGTAAAAGCCACTGGAAAGGTGGAGTTGAAAAAGGTAAATTCTCAAAAGATCACGGCACTATGACTGCTAAACTAGCACACATGTTTATCAAACTATGTGAACGTTATGCTACAAGATCAAACTGGCGTGGTTACACCTACAATGATGAAATGCGTAGCCAAGCCCTACTACAGTTGAGCCAAATTGGTCTACAGTTTGATGAGTCAAAAAGCCAAAATCCTTTTGCTTACTACACTGCGGCTATTACCAATAGTTTTACTCGCGTGCTGAACATTGAAAAACGTAATCAAAATATCCGTGATGACATCCTAGAGATGAACAACTATAATCCCAGTTACACTCGCCAAGGTGAATGGGGTAGTGGCGGTGGACATTACGAAGAATAATCGGCAATATTTGATTTGCTTTTTAACATTAACTCTCATATACTATAATCATGGCTAATCTATTTAAAAAAGCAGCTGTTTGCACGGACATACATTTTGGATTAAAGTCTAACAGTTCCACACACAATGACGATTGTGAAAATTTCATCAAATGGTTTATTAATACTGCCAAAGAGCAAGGTTGCGAAACCTGCTTCTTTACTGGTGACTGGCATAATAATCGAGCGGCGATTAATATCGTTACACTAAATTACAGTCTTAGAGCATTAGAAATGTTGAACGATGCCTTTGATGTAGTTTACTTTATTCCTGGCAATCACGATCTATACTATAGAGACAAGCGCGACATACAGTCAGTAGAATGGGCTAAACATTTACCTAATGTAAAAATCGTCAATGATTGGTTTAGTGAAGGTGATGTTGTCATCGCTCCGTGGCTGGTTGGTGACGATCACAAACGTGTAAAGAAATTACAAGGCAAATACTGCTTCGGACATTTTGAACTACCGCACTTCTACATGAATGCTATGGTAGCCATGCCTGATACTGGAGAAATACAAGCAGACGCTTTCCAAGGATTTGAGCGGGTGTTTAGTGGACACTTCCATAAGCGTCAAGAACGTAGCAACATCGTCTACTTAGGCAACTGTTTCCCACACAACTATGCGGATGCAGGAGATGACGCTCGTGGCATGATGATTGTTGAGTGGGGCAAGGAACCAGAATATCACACTTGGCCGGACCAACCTCGCTATCGTGTGTATAACCTTAGTGATGTGCTCAAGACCCCAGAAACTCTATTATTATCAAACATGCACTGTCGTGTCAATCTAGATATCGACATTACCTACGAAGAAGCCACATTTATCAAAGAAACATTTGTTGGTACATACAATCTACGTGAGTTAACATTACTACCTGTGAAGAACATGGATATCGGTCAGGATATTATCTTAGGTAATATACAATTTGAAAGCATTGACACTATCGTTACCAATAACCTAACCAACATCAACAGTGATCACTATGATCCAAACTTATTACTTGATATCTATAGACACTTATGATCTTGAATTTACCAGCGTCTAAAATATCAGTTGATAATATTTTAATGCAACCCGCATATCTAAATTTAAAAATTTTACCCGCAGGTTATAAGAAATTAGCCACAGAATACGTGACTCAACATATTAATTGGTTAATGTCAATCGATGATACTGATAATCTTGTTTCTGCCTGGAACGATGTGTTACAATTTATGAATAGCGAAGATCAAAGCCATTTGCTACGTGAGTTTTTTAAAATTAACGATCTTCAAGATCAACACAGAAATGAAAATTTTGAAACTGTGTTCCCTGAATATATAAATTTAAGGAAATATGTGGTCAATGGATAAATTTAAAGATACGCTATTTTGGAAACATTATAAAGAATTTGACAGTATTATCGGTAATTCGTCGATGCGATCAACCGTTGATGCAGTAATTTATTGGAAATTATTCCAAGAATATAATTTTTCAAATATTTTAGAAATTGGCGTTTATCAGGGCCTAACGACTGGGTTGATGTTAGAATCATCAGCTAACGTTAAATCCTATACTGGCATAGATATACAGTTGCGTCTCGATTTATTTAAAACCATTTGGAAAGATTACCTAGACCGTACTACTTTTTATCAACAATCAAGCCACAATTTTAATTTCAATGGGAAATATGATTTTATATTAATAGATGGCGATCATTCTTATAACGGCGCATTAACTGATTTAATCAATACCAAAGATCTGTTAAGTCCAACTGGGGTTTTAGCTATAGATGATTATAACATGCCTGAAGTTGCAGAAGCTATACAACAGTTTAAAACCCAAACATCTATGGTTCCATTTTTACAAGCAGAGCAAACAGAATTTTGGCATTATCCATCAGTTAATAGAGCAAATTTTTTAGATAATTTATTAGTAGATACTATTAATAATTTTATTTTCCTGTATAATATAAATGATGGACAAATTTTAAAAGCTAAAACTCTTAATGTGTTTACTAACGAACTTGATTTCTTTGATCAAGTGATAAATTTTTACGATATCTAATATGTTCAAAATAAAATACCTCACAGTTAAAAACTTTATGAGCGTGGGCAATAGCACCCAGGCTGTTAACTTTGACCGCAAGGATCTAACACTTGTCTTGGGTGAAAATATTGACTTAGGTGGTGATGATACTGGTGCACGTAATGGCACAGGTAAGACCACTATCATTAATGCCCTAAGCTATGCCCTGTATGGACAGGCCTTGACTAACATACGTAAAGATAATTTAGTTAACAAGACCAATCAAAAAGCTATGCTAGTCACTATTGACTTTGAGGTTAATGGGGTTGACTATAAGATTGAGCGTGGACGTAAACCTAATGTATTAAAATTCTACATAGGTGATCAAGAACAAGAAGCCAAAGACGATAACAGCCAAGGTGACAGCCGTGAAACGCAACAGGAAATTGAACGCCTGCTGGGTATGAGCCACGACATGTTCAAACACATCGTGGCATTGAATACCTATACTGAACCTTTTCTTGCACTGAAACCCAATGATCAACGTACTATCATTGAACAACTGTTAGGTATTACCTTATTAAGTGAGAAAGCAGAAGCACTTAAAGAGCAGAGTAAGGCTACAAAGGACGCCATTCAACAGGAAGAGTTCAAGATCAAAGCAGTGCAAGATGCTAATAAAAAAATTGAAGAACAAGTCGAAAGCCTACAACGTCGTCAAATGCTTTGGTTGACCAAACACAAAGATGATGTAGCTAAATTACAGTCAGCATTAGATGAATTGCTTAAACTAGACATTGATGCTGAGATCGCCGCTCACAAAGAATTGTCAGCCTACGATCAAAAGCGCAGAGATATCGCAGACTTAAACAAAGCTATAGCACGTGCTGAGCAAGATCAGGCTAGAGAAGAAAAGACTATCACAAAATTAAAAGAAGAGATAGAAGATCTCAAAGCGCACAAGTGTTATGCTTGTGGACAGGATCTACATGACGAAAAACATGAAGAAGTCCTAGCTGGTAAAGAAACAGCTCTACAAGAAGCTGCACAACAATATCTAACTACCAATGGGCAATGGATAGAACTAACAGGTGCACTGAAAGAAATTGGCGAGCTGGATGTCCAACCAAAAGTCTATTATGACAAAGAAGAAGATGCTATCCATCATCGTAGTTCATTAGCCAGTTTACAAACGCAGATCGAAACTAAATCTGTAGAAGAAGATCCTTATAAGGAACAGATTGAAGAAATGCGTCAGACAGCTTTAGCTGAATTTGACTACAGTGTTATGAATGAACTTGTTCGCGTCAAAGAACATCAAGAGTTCTTATACAAACTATTAACCAACAAAGACAGTTACATACGTAAACGTATCATCGATCAAAACTTGAGCTACTTGAACGCTCGACTAAGCCAATATCTTGACCGTATTGGCTTACCCCATACTGTGGTGTTTATGAATGACCTCAGCGTCAACATCACTGAACTAGGCCGTGAACTAGACTTTGACAACTTGTCTCGTGGTGAGCGTAATAGACTTATACTTTCACTGTCATGGGCATTCCGTGATGTGTGGGAAAGCCTGTATCAACCAATCAACTTATTGTTTATTGATGAATTGATTGATTCGGGCATGGATGCGTCAGGCGTAGAGAACGCTATGGCTATCCTTAAGAAGATGAGCCGTGATGCGCACAAATCAATTTGGCTCGTTTCTCATAGAGATGAACTGGGTGGTCGTGTAAATAATGTTTTAACCGTTGTTAAAGAAAACGGCTTTACTAGCTATAATACCGATGTTGAAATTAGCTGATCAAAATGTTCGTACACTACATATCGAACCCACAGATGCCTGTAATGCGGCTTGTCCTCAGTGTTCTAGGGAAACTGATTTGACTTTCGATAAAACTAATCTGCACCATTTAACAGTAGAGCAGATAAAAAATGTAGTTGATGAAGTTACTATCCGTGGTTTAGATAAGATGTACATGTGTGGGGATTATGGTGATCCTGCAGCTGGCAAACATACCTTGGACATATATCGATATTTTAGATCTATTAATCCCACAATAATCCTAGGTATGAATACCAATGGTGGATTACGTAACAATGATTGGTGGAAAGAATTGGCAGAGATTATGTATCAGCCCAAACAATATCCACAGGAATATGTAATATTCAGTATCGACGGATTATCTGATACCAACCACATCTATAGAATAAATGTTGATTGGAATAAAGTCATGTCTAATGTCCAGGCGTTTATATCTGCAGGTGGTCGGGCCCATTGGGAAATGTTAGTATTCGATTATAATGAGCATCAAGTTGATCAAGCAGAAAGACTAGCAAAAAATATGGGATTTAAATGGTTCAGAGCTAAAGTCAGCAAGAGATTCGATACCCGTCCGGTAGACTTTTTACGTCCCCCAAAAACTTGGCGTGATCCAGTAGTAAGCAAAGGTAATATCCATTGTCAGGCGTTGGGCGAACAAAGTCTTTATATATCAAGCAAGGGTATAATTCATCCATGCTGTTGGTTAGGACATTTACCATCAGCTACACTAGAAAAGTTTTCTGATATAAGAGATTCATGGGATACTAACAATCCAATTCAAATATGTGCTGATAATTGTACTAAAAATGAAATAGGAACTAGTTTTACTAATCAATGGCAAAGATCAATAGAATTTCAAGATTAAGATAAAAAATTTTAATTTAAATATATACTTTAGTTAATCCAACAAGGAAAAATTAAAATGGCAGGACCAACAGCAAGAGTTCACCCAAGTAAAAGGCATAATCATCCCTTACAATATAAAAGTGGTAAACCGAGATTACGTCCTTTAAATATTACACAATTAACAGCATTGATTGATAAAACACAACGTAAAAAAGATCGAGCAAAAATCTCAAGAGAAATCGCTCGTAAACAGGCAAGATTGGCAGTATAATTTTTAAAAAGGAAAATAAAATGGCAACAACACATGAACAAATCGTAGCAGCATATGAAGCATATCTAGCAGAAAATGAAAAATTTGAAGGCAAGGGCGTAGGTGCGGCAGGCACACGTGCTCGCGGCGCATTAGGTGATTTAGGCAAGTTGTCAAAAGCTCGTCGTGCTGAAATCCAAGAGAAGAAAAATGCTGCCAAGGCTGCAAAATAAATAACACTATGTCATATGAATATCCTTGGCGTTATAATGGAAACATTTTTGATTCTGAGGATATTCTCGACAACTATGGCTTTATCTACAGAATAACTAATATCACAAATGGCTACGATTATGTAGGCCGAAAATACTTTACTACAGTCAAAAAGAGACCACCTCTAAAAGGCAAGAAAAACAAGCGCAGGGAAACAGTTGAAACTGATTGGAAAGAATACTGGGGCAGTAGTCCTAGATTACAAGCAGACATTGACACACTAGGCAAGGATAAGTTCACACGCGAAATCATACACTTGTGTAAGACACGTGGCGAAACTAATTACATGGAAGCCTATTACCAATTTACTGAAGGCGTGCTGTTGAGAGAAGACAACTACAACGGCATCATACAGATCAAACTAGGTAAAAATTCCGTTAAAGACGTAAAATTTACAAAATAGCCACTATCGCAGTTTAATACTGTGTCATGAGGAGATCCAGCTCGCGTTATGGCCGCTGGTGGAACGCTTAGATCAGACTAAGCACATGACGGCACGGCAATCAATTAGGTGTAAAAACCAAATGATCTGGGCTCCGAAACAAACCGACCCAGGAGCAAAACTACAGTTGGCTAACTACGGCTGTATGAGCTACCGCCAGAAAAATCTAGAGTAGGGGGTACCGGCTGACCGCCTCCGTGTTAATGAAAACAATCTCTTTTAGTTAGTGTGCCTCCGCACTCGGATAATGTGCTTGGTTGCAATTTGCCTCGGATAGGTAAATTGTGACTTGCATCTGGATAATGCAGCAAAAGCATACAGTAGTTCAACTTAAATCTAATGTTTATAAGGTAGAAAAGAAAAGGCTTTAGAGCGCAAGCGATAAAGCAGATGTCGTAGACATCTTAAAACGGAACCAATAAAAAAGCGTGAATAAATGAATACTCACGCTTTGTTTACATCCAAAAAGAACTTATTTGTTCTTCCAAATAGAATACAGTACCCATACTGCCACTAAACCAACAACACCTTCACCGCCTAGTGTTTTAACGATTGAAGTAACGTTACCAATAACGTCTACTGCTGGTAAGAAAGGTAATGCTGCGCCTTTGAGTAACACTTCTAATACGATTAGTAGTGCTAATACACTTACTGCTGTGTCAGCGATTGCACCTGACCATTTCTTTACTGTTGCTAAGATTTCCATTATCTGGACACTCCTATAAAACCAACACTGCTCACGCAATGGGTATATTATTTAGAGTCGTAGCAAGAGTCAAATAAAGGTAGTTAATGATTGTAAAAAAGAGATACTTATAGCCTAGAAGAAAGGCAGCTTGGTCTTTTCGGTGGTTTCTATGTTGTCTTTGATGATCTTGTTGATCAGTTCACGATCGTTAAAGCTAAGTAGCATAGCATCTTCGTAGCTGATACTACCACGCATGTACCATGCCATCCTTAACGCATCATCTCTATAGGCTCTTACCTCTTTTTCGTAGCCTTCTATCAAGGCCGCGACTGCGTCGTTATCTAACGTTAAGAGCCTTAGGCGAAAAAACTCGCGTAGTCAAATGTTATATTTACTGGAAACTCTTTCTTGCACTCTTCAGTTAAGCAGTTGACATCTACAGGTTTGATTGCGGCCTTTTCGTTCAGTTCAGCTAGATAGCCCTGTACTTTCTTGATGATCCGGTTGTCCGCATTGTTGTAGAATTCAGTGATATGATCGGGATCTGTAACCAATTCACCCGAAGCAGTTTCTATTGATTTGGTGCTGTTGGCTAATAGGGCTATGTTTAATTCTATGACTTTAGCTATGTGCAGATCGAATTTGGCTTTGGCTTCTTCGGGATTATCTTCTAGGCCAGCTAGGCTACGCATAATCTGTTGTTCTTCGAACGCGATCATGTTGGTCTTGTTCATGCTAAAGTATGGTTGCGGATGCACACGTATCTTAAGTCCGTCTACACTCAAAGGTATGGTATAGTCCGGTGGTGTGATGCTAGTCAGAGTCTTACCTAGATCTATCGCATACTCATTAGTCTGTGTGCAGTGCGGGCATTTAGCTGAAAAATCCATCTGATTACCATAACTAGCAATACGTATAGCGATAAGTGCTGCATCTACATCTACGCTGGGCATGCTCCATGCATCTTTGATAGCTGGGCAACAGCTATGTATAACATCAACTACTCCTTGTCCATTCAGCAAGGCATCTGGTGTTTTTAAGGTGATCTCATCTTTGGTAGTCATGCTCATCACGCCAATCTCACCGTTGGGTGGTAGATCTATCGAACCCTGTGGCCAATACTGACCACCGCTAGGCAGTTTAAAATAGATGCTGGGCTGGCGGAAGTGCTTGGCTAGGGGATTAGCTGATGCGATTGCTGATGTAGTTTGATCCATGGTTTGAAATCCTATAAATAATAGAGTAGTACCGTATAATCTATATTTATGGTGCTAAAAACACAGGATAACAAAATCTCGATGGATGAAGAAATAAGACGCGAGTTTGAAGAACAGCTCAAAGCCCTAGGTGAACGTTTTGGCATAACTAATCTCCAGTTGAAAAACTTTGGTGATGCAGCCAAGAAGGGTGCTGATGCCTTTAAGAAATCTATTGATGACCTAAACAAGGAAATCAAAAAAGGTCGTGCTGGATATGCTGATCAACTGCGTGCTCTTGAACAATTAAACGATGCTATCGAAGAACTAGCAGATCAAGCGTTAGATTCGGCTGCTAAAGAGAAAAAAGCTCAACTAGAAGAACAACGACTGCAACTGATCAAAGAAGCCGCCACACAGCGTATCAAAGAAGCCGCCGAAAAGTTTGGTACAGAGCTGTCTACTAATGTTACCCAGACCACAGGTCGATTTGTAAAACAACTACAAGTAGGAGCCAGCGGTACAGAATTATCATCTGATCTGATGAACAGTGCTATAGAAGCTACTGCTAGTGGAGTTAGGCTTTTAGGCCAAAGTGTTTCGAGCTTTGGTATGAAATCAAAAACTCCTATACTAGCTGAAATAGCTAGTTTAGCAGGATCTGCACTTGAATTTCTAGGTGAATCTGGGGAAAAAGCATTTAAATTTGCTAATGAAGTTCTTAGCAAAGAATTAGTTAAAACTGAAAAAGCATTTAATGCTGTTAATGCCGCAGGTGCTGTATTTGCTACAGGCATGCAGGGCATGAGAGAAGCCAGCAGAGATTCTGGACTCACACTACAACAATTTAGTAATGTGATCAGCAAGCAGTCCGGGGACCTAGCATTTTCTGGAATGGGTGTAGCAGAAGGTGCACGTAAGGTTGGACAAGTAGGCAAGATATTTGATGCTAATGGTGGCTATATCCGCAGGCAATTACAACGTCTAGGTTTTGGATTTGAGGAGCAAGCAGAACTAACAGCTACAGTGATGGCTAATATCCGCCGGACCGGACAGAGCTTTGATACTGCTACTTTAGCAAGAGAAACACAGAAGTATGCAGAAAATCTAAGATTGATATCTGCACTAACCGGCGAAGATGCTAAAGCTAAAATACAGCAGGTTCAAGAACAAAATAACATCGCGGCCTTCCAAGCAGAACTAGCCAAGATGGGTCCAACGCAGGCTGCACAGATCGATGCGGCTATGGCTACTATGACTGAGCTTGAAAAGAAAGCTCTGCGTGATCGAGTGGTATTCCATGGGGCAGTGTTAAATGAAGAAGCGGCTATCATGGAGGCTACTAATAGTGAAAGTGCTGCTATGGGTAGAGAAATCTATCTGAAATTCCTACAAGGTGCATTAGATACTAGAAGCGTAGCAGAAATACAAGGTAGATATTCACAATCTACTATAGCTCAATTCCAAAATAATGCCGCAATGAACATAGCGGCTTTTGCCACAGGCGATGCAAAAATAAATGCTATACAACAGGATAGATTGGCCGCGTTCCAAAGAGCACAAAAAATAGCCACAGGAACATTTGCATCAGTTGAAGATGAAATACAAGGTGCTAAAGTTCCAACAAATGAACTTACAGAAGGATTCATAACAGCCAGCACTGCTGCTCAGAAACTAGCAGTGGCTTTAGAAGATAAACTACTACCATTGCTCAGCCAATATGCAGATGTAACAGGCACAATGCTCAAAGGCATACAGAAGATAGTTGAAAGCATTTATGGTAAATCTGCAGCGGCTGCCACTGGTACTACAGCAACTGAAAACATGATGAGCATTGCCACTACAGGAAAAACTGCAACAGGTGAAAAAGTTGGATTCTTTGAGCAGTTTTTTAATACAGTTGGTGCGGCCGCAACTCCAGTTACACCGGTGATCCAAAAAGGCAAAGCCGCAGGGGGTATTAGTACTGGACCTGTTAGTGGGTATTCAGAAATCCTACATGGCACAGAAGCAGTGGTGCCCTTACCAGATAACCGTTCAATTCCAGTAAGTTTAGACAGCAGTAGTATCACTGCCGCAGTAAATCAACAAAGTGGTATTCTAGCCGAAATACTCAGAGCCATGCAGAACAACAACAGCATAGCATCACAAATTGCTATGAACACTGTTTAAGTCGATAAATACTCTAAACAACAGAGATCCCCACTATGCCAGGATGGAAAAAGTATTTCAAAGCCGCTAGTCCAACGACTGGTGGTCTCATGAGCCCATTGGGTAACACTAGTACCGCTGTAGATCCAGGATATCGTAACTTCGCCAGCAAGCTACCAGAAGTCTATATCGGACATCCAAATCGCACAGAACGCTACAATCAATATGAACAGATGGACATGGACAGTGAAATCAATGCCGCCTTGGACATCATCGCCGATTTCTGCACACAGACCAATCATGAAAATGGCACAGGGTTTGATCTATTCTTCAAAGAAAAACCCACAGACAACGAAATCAAGATACTTAAAGATCAACTGAATCAATGGTGTACACTGAACAAATTTAACAAACGCCTATTCAAACTAGTGCGTAATGTATTAAAGTATGGTGATCAGGTATTCTTGCGTGATCCTGAAACATTTGAGCTGTATTGGACAGAAATGCACAAGGTCGTCAAGGTTATTGTTAACGAAGCAGAAGGTAAAGAACCAGAACAATATCTAATCAAAGATATCAACATTAATTTTAAAAATCTAACGGCTACGTCTATATCAGCCAGTGACACATTCATCAATCATCCACAAGTGGGCGGACCTAGTGGTAGTTATGTTCAACCAAATACACCCTACAGCGGTGGTACACGTTTTAGCCACGCACAGAACGAAGCACCGATCGATGCAGAACACGTAGTACATCTTAGCCTAACAGAAGGTCTAGACATCAACTGGCCATTTGGTAATAGCATACTTGAAAGCGTGTTTAAGATATTCAAACAAAAAGAACTACTAGAAGATGCTATCATCATCTATCGCATACAACGTGCTCCGGAACGTCGCGTGTTTAAGATTGACGTAGGTAACATGCCC